TCTGATAGGTTTGGACGGAGGTTAGTTACTTTACCCATTCTTTACTCTCTCGTAAGTTCTCATTGTTCCTAATCCTAACATACCCATCAGTACAGGCAACATGGTCGAAGTGTCAGCCTGTGGAATATCTACACCAAACCCTGCGGCTAGTGGAGATATAAGGAAGTTCACTGCGAAACCCAGCACGCAAACCCAACCTGTTGCTGGTCTCCATCCTGCTTGGAACCAGTTTCCTTTTGCTTCTGCCTTGTTGACTTCGATCTGAGCCAGTGCGATTTCCTGCGCGTGGCGTTCAGACATTGTTGCAATCTCGTGTGCGATCTTTTGCTTGGTATCCGCATCGGGTATGAACTTGTCCAGTAAGTTAGTGACAGGTGCTATAAACTTCTCGATCATTACTTCCTTCCCAACAGTCCTTGAACTGTATCTGACTCATAGATTCTTAGGCCTAACCAGACTATTGTAAACAGTGATGCCACAGGGGGCAACCATGCCGCCAGTGCTAGTACCCCAGTTGATGCCGCTGCTATATCCATGACTTCCTTAGTTTCTTCAACCATCTATAACCCCAAATACTTCCCAAGTTGCAGTTCCACCTATCTGGCCTACATTGCCATACCCTCTTACTCTACATATCCAAGCCACTGGGTCGCCTGTTGTAGCTGAGGGAGTGAAATCATAAAATAAATCGCCATTGTAATAATAGCCCGTGTTTGGCAAGTCGCCACCATAAAAAGTCCTACGTGTAACTCTAACGACAGAGCCGTCTGCCGCTTGTTTGTACCTTAGATCAGTCTCCCCCATGCTTGCAGGAGAAACAGGCGCAAGAGGTTTAACGTACAACGTATTGTAACCAAGGCTATCGTTGTCGCCTACCTTCCACTCGCCATACCCAAGCGAACCTAGAGTCCCCTCATTGAGTATCATGTAGTTGTCTTCAATAACTTGAGATACGTCTGTTAGTCTAGTGCTTGCAGTTGTCGCTAAGTAATACTCGCCACTAGTAGATGATGTAGTCCAAGTTCCAATGGCTGTTGCTCCAGCCTTACGTGCAGGAATGTATGCCATCCGTCCATCAGCAAGAGTCCACTCTGTAGCGGCTTGAGTTGCTCCTACATTGGGAGCGTTCTTAACTAGGTTAGCTCTGTACAGTCTGCTAAATCTTGTGTCTCCAAGCCTTGAGTTTTGGTTAGTGTCAGATGTTAGCTCTCTATAATCATCTTCAGATATACTGGTTTCTTTGCGCTGATTAAGTGTAATGAATACCTTGTCTGCTACAGTGCTATCAATAACAAAAGCCTCTGCAACACCTATGTTGCGAATATTCTTAGATGTACCAGGAATTACATTGTAATCCAATCCAACATCAACAGCGTCAGCAGTAACCTTTAGCTCTGTACCTGAGTTCTGGCTAGAAGAAACTGTACCATTGACTGACATATTCTTAACTTTCTCAATGACAAACATAGCTTCGCCATCGTTGTTAAGGTTGAGCATATCGAGGTCGTTAATCCAAACTCGGTCAGGAATGTCTTGCGTAATAGTCTGGCCTGCTCTTACTCGCATACCTGCGTACAGAATATTTGGTGTGACACCTTTGTCTACTTCGTTGTTATTGATGCGTAAGCCACGAAAGTCCACGCTACCAATACCACCCTCAATAAGTATTAAGTCTCCTGCTGGCCCTTGCTGTGCGTCATCTTTGTACTTTTTGTTGGAGCCATGAACCATCAGGTTGTTAAAGACTACACGCCTAAAGAAGTTTACTCGCTCATGGGAGATGCGTAAGTATGTACCATAGCAACCCACAATCTGACAGTCATTAAACGATATATGGTTGAGGCCGTCTACGTCACGATAGAAAGTAGTGGGGGCGTTTGTAACTGATTGTCCGTAAGGCTCGCCAGTCTCAGGGTCTGTGGTTGTAATGTCATAAGGCAACTCTACAACTGTATCGCTGATAACACTATTAACAGGCCACTCTTTAGTACCGCCGTCTAATCGACTACCTTGTACTCGAATCTTGCGATTGCCTGTTAGTCCTGAGAAGTTATCGCCTGTTCCTGACAGTGTAAACCTAGTCCTGTCTTCTCCATCAATAGTTACTGTGCTAGAGGTTGCCTGCGTGTTGCTAAAGGATGGCATCTTCAAATCAACGGCAGGGCTGTTCTCGTCGCCACACATGCGAACAACAAACCGCCTAATGTTACTCTCACGTAAGTTACCAAACGTGCCAGTAAATCTAAATGCAGAACCTTTTAGGTTAAAGCAGTTGACATCCTGTATAGATACCATGTCATTGCGGTCTTTGAACTCAAAGCCAAACCCAGCGTAAGCTCTTGACTTGCCAATGATGCTAAACTTGGAAAACGATGGGGACTTAACTCTGGTTAGATCAGCTACCAAGTTTTGATCGCCTGCACTGCTGGGGTAGAACTCAGGTACTTGCCCAAACGTATTTTCGATTACAAAAGCTGCTCCAGTGTAATCATCAGACTTTAGTAAGATAGTCCCATCACCAGCACCCTCAATCTCAACGCTATTAGTTATAGTTGCTAGTAGGTCGCTGTAAAGGTAGGTCTTACCTTCCATAACAATCTTGGTTCTGGTGGTATTACCGTAAGAGAAGGCAGCTTGCAGTGCAGCAGTGTCGTCAGTAACGCCATCGCCAACAGCTCCAAAGTCAGCAACTGATGTATAGTCTTCTAGCCTATCCTGCAAAGACCTGCTTACTGATCCTGGAAATGATGGCTGATAGGTTGACGCAGTTCCACTACCACTAGGAGTTGTGTAAACAATAGGCTCTCCATTAGCATTAAAGGCTAAGAACTTAGATGCCCTGTCTGCTTTGAGTGGCAACTCCATGTTTACAGTAGGGTCTTGATCTTGCAAGCCAACAGCTCTGCGAATGTCAGTCTGCAACTGATTCATGGCTATGTAGCCTTTATCAAAGTCGCCATTAACATCAGACGCTAAGAAGTCACCAGCATTCTGATACTCAGTAGTTCGATCAATAGGCATTGCCAAGAAGACACTTACTGTATCTCCAGCAGAGGCAGGGGAGCTTAAAGTTACAAGCCCTCCGCTCTGATCAGTGATAGCAACAGTGTAGTCCGTATTTAGGGACAGCACTGACCCGTTCTGAATTACTTTTAAGTCAGAAGATAGAAGAATCTGGAATGTATAATTAAATACATTTTGCCCAGAAGTAGCAACGTAGTCATTTCTGGTAGTGGCTCCAGCTACAGGCATATTTATTCCTCAATAACTACAAGTTTCATTCCGAGTGAGGCAAGAGTATCTAAGGGTCGAACTTCAGGATCGGTAACTAAGGTGTGAAGCAGGCCACTCTCTAATAAACTGTTGTAATCTTCTTCAGAAAACATACCAGAACTGATCCAATATTTTCTTATGCCTTTTTTACATTCGCTAGTAAATAAGTCAAAAGAAGTAAGGCTTTGAACTTCTTTCTTATTTGTGTTGTTCACGATTGCTGTTGCAAAAATACTCATTACAAAGTTACCCCTGACTTAGCCGCTAAATATTTTTCAACATTTGAAATTTCTTCTGCGGTAGAGACTTTACCCCTAACAATAATTCCATAGATGCGACCATCTAGTCTAGATGATGTACCGCCAGCCCTAGAGCCTATGCTTAAAAGTTGGTCAGTGTAAGGCCCATTACCCAAACTATCAGTATTAGAGTCAACTACTGAACCGTCAATTCTAAGTAAGTGTGAAGGCGCTGAAATACTGGCAACAGAAGTTGCTACAATTTTGTCAGGATTATCTGTAATAACTGTGCTTTGTAACGTGTTTGATACATCGCCTTTATGTACTGACCGCCACAAATTTCCCGCAGTATAGAACAATCTAAATACACCTTCTTGGCTACCAAGGTTATCAGAAAGCTCCGCTATATTCTGCAATACTCCTGCTGTATTTTTCTGAGCAGCGGCAAACACTGACATCTCTTGAACAGAGTTAGTGCCAAAAGGAATATTGGAGGTTGTACGCATACCATCATCAGTGCCATCAAAATCTAAGTAATAATGCCCTTCACCAGATAGCCTAAGTATTGGGCATTTTGCCTCAACAGTCTGTATCATGTGGATATTGTTTCCAGACTGATCTTCAATTACCCCAACTCCATCGCCAACATTAGCAGGAGTAGTGCCATCAAATTGATACATAGAGGACAAGTTTGATGGGTCATACCAAGCACCCTCTTCCCCATTAGCAAACAGAGCCGAAGGACTAAACCCCCGACTCCCCATGACTGCTCTTTTAAATAGTGTAGCGCCAATGCCAATCATTTAAGACACCAGTGCGTGTATGCCTGTTGCAGTAGTACCAGTAGCAAATACTTGTTGGCATGAGCAAACTAAGTAAAAGTTATCTGGAACAGTAATGGTACGGTCTTCACCGCGAGCAGTCTTAAACTTAACAGCACCGCCAACAGTGATGTACAGGCCAATAGCTACAACGCCATCAGCAAAGATAGCGCCATCGCTTGGAGTGACTGGCTGCATATCTACTACTGCGCCTGTGAGGTTTGAGCCTACGCCCTTAAATGGATTTGCTGTTGTTGTCATGATTTTATTTCCTGTTTAATTAGGTTGATTATACCAAAAATTGGTTAAAAATTATACAGCTAGTCGAACAAATCCCCGACAGTTTCACCTGGCCCAAACCAGAATCCGCGACCAACTTCTTTCTGCTCTCTTCTGCGAATGCTATTAATAGTTTTTTGGTAATTAGGGTCTACTGAAAGAATTGCCTGATCCATCATAGAATTAAATATAATGTCAGTCTGCCAAGTTCCTGGAGTTATGTACTTTGTGTACTTAGCAATATCGCCTAGAACATTCATCTCTTCGCCAGCAATAGCTTCATGGATATTGCCAAGAGTTAAATCAAAAGTTCTGTTAAAAAACTGCGCTCCTGGGCCTACTACAGATTCTATTGGAGAGTTACCGTAAGCACCTGGGTCAGACAGAGTGTAGTCACCAAGAAGCCCAATAGAACCACCCATTAATAATGCCTTTTTCCAAAACTCTCCATTCATTTCTTGAGGCTCTTTACCTTTTGCTATTTCGATGAAAACCGGATCTATCATCTTAGCAACTATAGGATCCTGGTCACCACCTCTATCAAATCTGAAAACTATCCCCTCGATAGGTTTATCGAGATCTTTATTTAATGTGCTTTTGGTCAATT